GTGTGCGTTTCCTTATCGTCCAGATCAAGGGTAGGGCGGGGATAGGTTAATCACCGGCCTCCTGGCTCCCGGTTTATAGATTCAGCAGCGTAAAAAGTAAAAAAATCGTGTCGCTTTCAAATGTCCGCGTGCCCCGCTCCTCTAAAGTCCGGCGATTTTCCAGGGCAAAAAGAAAAACGGCTTCCGGATACCCGGAAGCCGCAGAGCCGTGTATATTTACTTGCCTAACTTTGCAAACGTGATTTCGTAGGAACCCATAGCTGCAAGCGCCACAATTACAGCGTTAACAGCTGCCAGGATGCCGTTGCTCCATGTGATCCCGACCGTGAAGTGTGTGGCCAGGAGCATCACTACAAGGGCAATAACATACGCCACGATCCGCGTCGGGATCTTCCAGATCTTGTCGATCGGCAACTTCAGCAGCTGCACCACCAGCAGCGTGGCCAGCGTCGCGCCGGCGATCGTCGCCAGCTGCTCCCAGGAAAACGGATCCGTGGGCAGCTCACCTTCCGCCATAGCCACCGAACACATCAGCACAAGCGCCATGATCAGCAGCAGACAGTAAATAATCTTCTTCATTCGTTACTATCCTCCATTTCTCTCGTCGCTCTTTCAGCCATGTAGGCCGTCAGCTCTTCGTTTGTCTCTTTCAGTCTTTCGTGGTCGTTGCCGGTGATGAAGTGAAGCAGCAGGCCTTGCATTGTAACGAGCACCTGACCAAGGTCGTCCGACTGCTGCTTAAAAATCTTGTCGCCCCTCCTCAGGCGCTTCTCACACGCGTCCATACGCATCTCCAGCCCTTTCACACGATCACGCAGGGAAATCTTTTTCCACGCTTCGACACCCTTAACAACGGCCACCAGGACCGCGAAAAACGCCAGGATAACAGCACCGGCCAGGAGCAGGGTGTCGAAGCCTAAGGATACCTTCGGTCCTTCGATTGTCGGCATCATTCTCACCTCCTTCCGTGCTGTTCTCCGGATCTATTTACCCACGACCTCCAAGCTGCTGCACAAGCTGCCAAGATAACTTATCCACCGCTGCCAGCAGCAGCGTGGCCTCTTCCCTGTCCAGCCGCAGCGTCACCTGATCGCCGTCGTCCATGTCTCCGGGATTAAAATCTTCCGCAGGGTCCGGATCCTGCACTGGATCCTGATCAGCTGCCGGATCCTCTATCAGCTGGATATATTCATTCTTCATCCAGCCGGTCCGGATCCCGGCCTTGCACTTGCTCCATTCTTCCCCACGCTGCAGCACGTCCATCTCTGTCCCCACAGCGATGTCCCAGTACATGCTACAGCTGGAGCTTGGTTTCTGTCTCAGCTTCACCGTGCCGCCGTATTCGGCGATTACCTTCCCCCGCATCGTTTCCCCTCCTTCTGCCGGCTTCTGCTCCACAGGATCCTGCACGGGATCCTGATCAGCTGCCGGCGCCTGTCCGATCCCGATGTGCTCCAGGATCCAGTTGATGCTCTTTCCGTAGTCGATCCGGTTCCACAGGCCAACCATGTTCCAGCCGCCGTTCTTGATGGTCTTATCCTTGAACACGGACGTGGCCACGCAGCCGCGGCTGCTGGACGAATGAATCGCCCCGTCGTTCCTGTGTGTCACGATCCCGACGTGGCTGGCATTGCCCAGGCCGTCATGATAGCCGCGCTTTTCCTCACCCCCGTCGAAGGCATGGATGAACAGCAGCGCGCCCTTCGGGATCGAGCCGAAGATCTTGATGCACTCCTCCGGAGATCCCACCCAGCCGTTCTTCTTCACTTCCCTGTACCAGGCGTTGCTCCCGGCCAGGTCCATCCGCAGCCCGCAGTCGGCCATGCACTGTTCTATAAATGCCTGGCAATCCATTTCCTTGTAGCTGCGGCCGATATACTTATCGCCGGCGAAGCTGAAGCTCACGGCGTCGATCTTGATCATCATGTCACCGCCTCACGTAAAAAGCCGCCCCGAAGGGCGGCGTCCTGTTACTCATCGTTAGCGCTAATCAGGGCAATAATAATAAATCCGATCACGATCCCGGCCACGAGGCCAATAATTACGGCCCACCAGGGCACCATCCGACCACCTTCTTCCCATTCACAATTGCGTCCTTTTATGCACGGTTCATTCTGCTTCTTTGAACTTCCATCCACGGTACATCATAAGAACTTCCGTGCTGCTCATCGATTTGTTATACACCCTCAAATCCGAAACACATCCTGCGTTACCTTGTGCGTAAGATGTTCCAAATCTGATTGAACCGGATGAAAGATTCCCCAAAGCGTTTGAGGCATCGTTCTTCCAATCCGTTGTCGCAGGGCATCCATTCACATAAACGCTGACAGCACCATCATTGTCCACCGTGAACACAACATTGAAATACTGATCGCAGTTCGGGACTCCTGTTTTTTCAGCAAATTGTTTCCCGTTGAATGGGAAATTCTTTGCATTGTAATTTGATATGGTCGGATCTGCCGAAGATGGAAGAATACAATATTGACTATGCCCACGTGTTGCAAACGAAACAGCACCGATTGTTACAATGTGTCTGAACGCAAACATTTTGTCATTGTAATCAGCATCATTCTGAATCTCAAGTCCGAACGCTTTCGGATTCAACCAAACCGAAACCGTATAGTTTTTGGTGAAATCCAGATCAGTATTCGCAGGGAATGTCAGCTTGCTACCTTCTCCGACCTTAACACCAGAAGTAGGTACGAGTGAGAATTTTGTTGAAACTCCTTTATAGTCACCAAATCTCACAGATTCCTTATTATCCCATTTCCTTTCGCCCTTTATCTCCGCAATCACATTCCTGCTGTCCTGCACATATTTACCGCACCCTTCGTTTAACGGGATTCTGTAAAGAAGATTCCGAGTTTCCTGTTCTTCTATTACTTTGAATGGATACGGCATCATGTAACCGGATTTTGCTGTAATTGTTGCGTTTCCGTTTGTGTTTTCCAATTCAAGATAAACCTCACGGAAATAATGGGAGCCGCCTTTGTAAATCCTTATTGCACTTAATCCACCACGCACACCGTCAGACAGAACCATACAAGGTTCTGTATCATCCATAATCTGAATGTACGGATGAATCTGTCTGAATCCGGTTCCAGAACTCGCCAGATGGTTTTGATATTTTGTGAAGATTGCTTTCCAACTTTTCCCCTTGTCGGTTGACATCATAATGCAGTTCTCCGTTGCCATCATGTTTGTCGAAGTACCGCACAGGATTACGCTGTCATCACCAAAGTCCTGGAAAGAACGAACACCGGAAAGTCCGAGCATCGGCATATCCATGTTAAGATCGTCTTTGCTCCTGTAAATAGAAGCAGATCCCATCAGATATGTTTCTCCACCGCCAAGTTTGTATGTGCCATCTCCGAAGTATGTCGGATAGTAGTCTTTGCCAACCACCTTCCTCTGTGTTGGATCAATCTCTGTCCATGTTGATCCCTCATCGTCCGTGTAAATGATACGTGAACCAGACCACGTTGATGCGTTATCATCTATACCGACATATACACGGCTGCTGTTAGGATCTGCATGGATATGATGAACGTGCTGATATACAGACCCGTCCCAATTGTGCCACGCAAGCGACCATGTGTTGCCACCGTCCGTTGATTTATATACGCTTACATGGTACTGTGTCTGATAACACGCACCAACGAACAAAGTGCCGTTTGTGCTTTTATCTATCGCAGATACCTGTATATCCGGGTAAATTGTAGTTCCGTTATTCACCCATGAATAATCAAGCACTTCCGTCTTTGTCGCATAGCTGTCAGAAGAAAGAAGTTTATACAGTTTGCCACCAGCGTATGCGAAGATATTATCGTCATCATCGACATACACAGGTCGCATGGATTTCAGACCGTAAACAGCGGATGCTTTGTTTGTCACGTTTGCCGTTCCAGAAATCAACGAGAAGTTTGTTCCGTTGTCCGTGCTGATATAAATGCCATCATCGTCCTCGACATTAAACGCAACAAGCAATCCGTTCGCACTAACTTGATCTACATACTTCAGTTTCGTGTCACGGAGAATATCCATGTTCACAGCAGGGCCAAACATGGCACGAATGATATTTCCGTTTGAATCAAAGAACCGAACATCGGAAAAGTCCGTTTTGCAATCACCATCAAAGAAAACATCATCTTCATTCGGTGTATAAGCTGATGCACCGTAATGAAGTCCCAAACGGACATAGATCTTGTCTGCTTCTGGAAGTCCCGTCAATGATATTGTTTTTGTTGTTCCTTCATTTGATTGTACTTCCATCAAAGCAGAAACAGAAGAATCCACGTAATTCCGAAGTTCCTGCAATTCCGTCAACTGATTGTTGATCATCCTTGAACGTGCAAACGATTCTTCCTCAATTGATGCGGTTTCTGTCGCATTTCCTGCAAGACCCTTATTTTCCGGTATTGTCATCATCTTGGGGAATGTAATCGTAGAACTGCTGTTCTCAGGCCAACCGGACAGAACTTGGAATCTGATTGCAAATCCTGTCGCAGCTTCCGGAATAGTAATCTTAGTGCTTTCAAACAACGGCAGATACGAAAGTTCTGTACCGTTCTTGTAAAAGATTACATATATAATGAGATACTGCGATTCGGAAACAAAGTTCAGATTATAGCTATCCCCCGGAACAATGCTCTGCGGTAACGAATTTTGACTTGAATAGATTGCTCTGAAACTTGATCCTGTTCTTGTTCCGCTTGCAGTTACAACTTTTGTACTGTTGTTGATTGTATACTCAATACCGTTTCTTGATCCGTCCGTATATGTAGATAAAGATTCAAGAATGTCTACCGGATCATCCCCAAACACTTCCTCTTTTGTCCGCTGAATGTCGGTTGTAGCCGAGTTTATTTCTGTCAATAACTCATGGGATTTATCCGCAGACCACACCTTGTCGGTGTCTCCGCTGCCGGCGTTATCGTCGATGATTTCCGTCGGATCCCCGCCCGTCGGGTCCTGCCAGCTGGCGCCGCCTTCCCCGTCTGCGGTCAGCACCTGGCCCTCGGATCCGGCGGTCGCCGGGGCTTCCAGGAAGTCCCCCGGCGCCTTTCCGCTGTCCGTCAGGTTGCCGTTCGCGTCCAGCCCGGCCAGGTTGCCGGCCACCGCGCCGGTCACCTTGTCCGCTTTCCGGTTCAGTCCGCCGGGCGTTCCGCCGCCTTCGGCCACCGTCATCGGCACCGCTGCGCGGTTCTCCTGGATCGCCATCGGCACGTTCTGCCGGTTTTCCGCCACGTTCATGGATACCGCGTCATTCGCTGCCATGATCTTATTCCTCCTCCGTCTCCTCTGCCGCCCTGCTGATCACTTTCTTCAGCAGCACGCTGTTCACGTTCAGCTGGCCCTCTTCCGTGGCCCAGGCCTCGTCGTTCTCATCGACCCAGCGCACCTGGACCTTCATCGTCCCGGTGGGCAGCTTGAAGGTCTCCTCCTGGCTGAAGCCGAAGCCGATCGTGGTCTTGTCCTCTTCGCTGTCGTAGTCGATCTCCAGCCGGTCCCCGGTCAGGGTCAGCTGTTTCGTCCCGCTCTCCAGTGTCACAAATACCGCCGCATCCGTCAGGTCGTGGCCGGCGATCAGAAGCTCAAAGCTCGGTGTCGTTCCCTGGTACATCGTTCGATTCCTCCCGTCTTCATCAGATTCCCATGCCTGTCTTGATATAGATGATACCGAGGCCGGCGGTCTTATTCTTCTGCACTGCATCTGTTACATTTTTGATGGACATCACAGTATTCGCCCCTGTGTTGTGTGCGATGATCGCCGTCAGCGCAAAATTCGTGGATCCGGTTGTAAACCGGTAATACCCAAGCGGCTTGTACCCGGACGGCGTGGAGATGCCGAACTCGTTCGCCGTGATGTTGCGGTACCCGTTTGCGGCAATATCCGGCAGAGCAAACTTGTAATATACATGTTTAACCAGCCCGTTCAGCTTGTCGCTGATGGTTTTAACATCTGTCGCCGCAGCTGCGCCGATGTTCGTCCGCACCTGCTTCTGCTGCGCGCTGCTCAGGCTCTGCTGGCTGATCGTCGCCACGTTCCGCCGCAGTTTGTCCTTCAGCGATGTGCCGTAGGCGATCTCCGTCCCCACGGCCACGTTCGTCCCCGTGAAGTATTCGATCCCGTGTTCGTCCACGGCGTACTGGTTCTCCAGGCTGAAGCTGCTGGTCGCCGCTGCGATCTCCTGGGCCGTCATCTCGATGTAGATGTAGTCCTCGTCGAAGTCGTAGCTCAGGCCGCTGGCTTCCGCTTCGGCCCGGGCCGCCTCGCTGTAGGTGATCCGCTTCACCCGCGGGATGATCTGCTTCGTCGTGAAGTTGATCTCGTCGTATACGGCCCCCACGCTGCACAGGCCGTTCGGCAGGCTCTGCATGATCGTGCTCAGGTCGATCACGCTCTCGTCGTATTCCTCAAAAGCGCCCGTGGGTCCGCTTTCCCAGTCGCTCCAGCAGCAGATGATATACGTGTTCGTGTTGTTCCCGCCGGTGATCAGGATATAGCCGTCTTCCTCCACCGCGAAAAGCCCGTTTTCATCCACCACCACCGGGCTGCTGGTTCCGGCCGGATCCGTCGCGAAGCGGATCGTACTGTAGCTGCCGCCCACCTTGTACAGCCCGCCGTAGGCCGCCACCCGCGCGTAGCCGTTGCTGTAGTCGAACAGGTTCCACCCGGTGCTGTACAGCTCCTCCGGATCCGCCGGCGTGATCGTCCCGCGCTCTTCCGGCACATAGGTGACCGTGATCATGTCGCCGGCCGTCGGCGTGCCCGTCACGGTGATCCCGTAGTCCGCCGGGTCCACCGTCTCCGCGCCGATCTTCCACCCCGTGCTGTAGATCATCGCGATCACCGCGCTCGTCTGCACGTAGGCCCGGAACACGTCCGGATCCAGCGCCACCGTGATCTGGCTGCCTTCCATCAGCTCCGTGTCCATCTCCAGGATCTCCGCCACATAGCCGGTGTGCACGCTGTTCCCCTTCAGCTTCCGGATCTGCGCGTCGCCGGTCTTTACGGATGCCGCGCCGCCCGCCGTCCGCACGATGAAGGGCGCGTCGATCTGCACGCTGTCCTCTGTCCGCAGGTCGTCCGCGTAGGGCACCACGTCCAGCTGCACGTTCCCTTCCGCGTCCGCTTCCTCGCCGTTCACCGTCTTCACCCGGCCGTCCGCCAGGTCGTCCAGCATGTCCTTCACGCTGTCCTCGCTGCCGGTATCGTAGGGAATATCCGCCGCCGTCCTGGCTTCCAGGCCGTCGATCTTGGCCTTCACACTGGGCGCCCCTTCTCCGGCCGTGTAGGGCACGTTTTCGGCCGTCCAGCCCTGGATCGCCCCGACGTCCGTCTGCAGGCCTTCCACGTCCTCCTGCAGGTCCTCCGTGTCGCCCTGCAGGCCTTCGATGGCGTCCTTCACCATCGTCGTGCTCCCGTCCTCCAGCGGGATCGCGTCCGCCGCCCGGTTCACGCTGCCATTGATCGCGTCCGCGATGCTCTGGGCGCCGCTCTCCGCGCTCATGGGGATGTTCGCGGCCGTCTTCGCGTCCAGGGCCGCGATCTTCGCGCTGATCAGCGTGCTGTCTTCGCCGCTCACCGGGATGTCGCTGCCGTCCACATAGATCAGGCCCTGCTGGTCCGCCGCCTGGCCGTTCACCTTGATCCCCGTCACCTGGCTCAGGTCCGCCTTCTGCGCCAGGGCCGCGCCCACGGCCGCCGCGTCCGCCGCCTGGCCCTCGATGCTCAGCGTGTCGTCCACCGGCACGCTCTGCAGCTGGCTGGACCGCACCCGGAACCGCACCCTTGTATTCAGTTCAGACATTTTTTCCGTCCTCCTTAAATTCTGTACTGCACCGGCTTCACATTAAAGGGCATCGGCTCGCCCTGGCCGTCCAGGCCGGGCGTGTCCACGCCGTCCCCGCTGATCACCCGGCCGTCCGCCATGTACGCCCCGATCGCGAAGCGCAGCTCCCAGGTGTAGCTGCCCGGGGATAGCGCCTTGGTCTGCGCGTTCGTGAATTCGATCCGCACCACCCCGTTCGCCAGGGTGTCGTCCTCCTCCGGGTTGTCCAGCCGGTACACCCGCTCCAGGATCACGTCGTCCCCCATCTTCAGGCACCAGGTCACCCGGTCGTATTCGGTCCAGGCCTCGCCGTCGTCCCGTTCCGCCTCGATCTCGATGCTGCCCGTGTCCCCCTGGTTCAGGGTCACCGCCCCCGTCAGCTCCTCCACCAGAAACATCAGCGTTCCCCCTTCCGCAGCACCGCCGTCACCAGGCCGTCCTCCTCGTCCCGCAGCGCCTTCAGTTTCGTGTATCCCTCAAAAGTGAGCTTTTCCCCGTTGTTCTGGGTGTAAACGATCTTCCGCGTCTTCCGGCTCTCGTTCACCTGGTAGAACAGCGCCCCCATCGTCGTGCCGTTCACGTACAGGAACAGGTCCGGCTCCACCAGGATCGCGCTGGCGTTCTCCAGCTCCGTCCCGTCGTTAAGTCTCAGCTTTTCCATCCTTGTCCTCCTCGCAGATCAGCGTCATCGGCTCTCTGCCGGATCTTTTCAACGCGCCGCATCCGGATCCGTCCGCCGGCACTGCCGGCGCCGGCGCCGGCTCGTCCCGGATCTGGGTCAGCAGCTGCCAGATCACTGTCAGCCTGTCCACGTTTTCCGCCGTTGCCGGCACGTTCAGCTGGCCCAGCGTGTTCATGATGATCTGGGCCTTCACCGCTGTCTCGTTCATTGTCCTGTCCTCCTTATGTCCTGAATAGGAACCGCCGCGTGCTCCCGTCCACCGTCACGTCGATCCAGTGGTACTGGTTGCGCGTGTCCAGGTCGTAGCTTTTCGACACGCCGCTGGGCATGCTGCCGCCTTCGCTCGCGTAGTAGCTCCAGCCCCATTCCGGGTCCGGCGCCGTGGCCTCCACGCTCTTCCCCGTGCTTACGATCGTTCCGGGCGCGCTGCTGTTCCTTGCGTTGATCGGGATCGTCACCTTCCGGCCGTCCCATTCCGGTGTCCCGCCGGCGATTTCCGTGTAGCAGCTCTGGTTTTGTGGGGTCGCCTTCGCCGTGAAAACGCCACCGCTCCACCCCAGGCTCCACTGAGCGATGGCCCGGCTAAAAGACGCCACATCCTGCCACGATCCGTCGCCGCAGGTGATTTTCTGCAGCGTATAGTTATTTCCGCTCTGCTGGATCCGCAGGTTCCGGATGATGTCCGCCGCCTGGCTTCCCGTGATCGTCGTGCCGGATCCCTCAAAGTACATCCGGGTGCCCACCGTCAGCTGCTTCACCCGCAGGCTCGCCATCAGGTTCACCCGGCTCTGGATCAGGTCCGCCGTGATCGTGTTCGCGATCGTCTGCCCCAGCAGGTGGATCTTGCTCGCCTCGATCACGGCCTGGCTGCTGCCGTCCTCGTTGATGGCCACGCAGATCTGCGCGGCCTTGATATAGTTCTCGCCGCTCCTGGTCCCGACCACCATGCTGACCTTGCCGGCCTCCACGTTGATCTGCCCCTGCAGGCTCTTGTCGTCGGCGATCCGCTTCTCGGCCTCCAGGCGGATCTGCTCCTCGTTCATTTCGATCCGCGTTTCGTGTTCGATGATGTCGCCCTGGGCCTGTGTCACCTTCTGGTGGATCCCTTCGCCGTCCACAAAGATGGAAGCCACGCGGCTCCAGTCCTTGTCCGCTCCGGGTCCGGCCACGGCCTCGGCCACCATGCCCACGTGCTCGTCCGTGTCCACGAACCAGGCATGGTCCTCTTCGTTCCGGCTCGCGCCGTATCGTCCGCCGCCGCCCCGGCCGCTCTCCACAGCCTCCTGGATCCGGTTCACGATGCTGGCGATGTCCTCCGTGTTGTTCGCCAGCGTCACGGTGAACTTGCCCGGTTCCTTGATCTTGTCCGCCCACTGCAGCTTCGTGACCCGCTCCGTGATCGTCTCGCCCTTCGCCGGCAGCGGCACCCGGCAGCGCCGTCCCAGGGTGATCTTATCCAGGGCTTCCCCGGTCTCCCGGCTCAGGTCCAGCCCGCTGATCGTGATCGTCACCGTCGGCTCGCAGTGCCGGTTCAGCCGCTCCTGCGCCCATTCCCGCAGCGCGCCTTCCGTTTCCTTGCTCTGGTCCGTCTCCACCCGGCACACGATGCCCCAGGCGCCCTCGTTCTTGCTCAGGAAGTCCCCGCTGATGTGCAGGTTGTCCTTCCCGATCGGGTAGATCCGGGTATACATCCGGCTGCGGTCGATCTGGTGCCGCAGCGTCGTGATGTTCCGGCTCATCCGCATCTCGCTGGAAAAGCCCGTCGGGATGTTCCGGATGTGCAGCGTGAACGGGTGCGTGCTCAGGTCGTATTCCCACTGCACGTCCCCCATGCTGCTGGTGATCGTCTCGATCACTGCAAAAAGGCTTTCCCCGTTGAAGCTGTAGGGCTTCACCGGGTCCTTCGCCGTTTCTCCCAGGCGCCAGTCGTCCTGGCGCGCCATCGCGTGGTTGATCGCCGCCCGGGCGCTCACCTCCGTCGCGCCGTCCACCCCGGCGATCGTCGCCGGCTTTGTCTCGCCGAACAGCAGCCGGTCCTTCAGCGTGTTGATCACGTGCTCCAGGGTCACCGTCCGCGTCTGTGTCTCCACGCTCTCCTGGATCATCCGCACCCGCCACACGATGCCTTTCCCCGGCTCCGTGTCGTCCTGCAGCCATTCGCCCACGCTGATCTCCGGCGCCTCCGGCCCCAGGGTCATCGTCGCCGTGCTGTTCCTCTCCTCCAGGTTGAGGCTCATGGTTTCCGGCTGGATGTAGTTCTTCTGTTTCAGGCTGTGCCCTTGCAGCAGGATCACCGGAACCGCCCCCTCACGCTCACCGTCAGCGTGCACGCGCGCTGTGCGCTGAAGCTGAAGGCGCAGTCGCCCGGCAGGATCTCAAACTCGTCCGCGCTCCCGGCCGTCCGCTTGTTCAGTACGCTCCGGTAGCTGCCCTGTGCGTTCCGGATCCGGATCCGGATCACGTTCTTCCCGCTGGCCGTCGAGTGGCTGAACACCAGCGCCTCGTTCGCCGCCAGCGCCAGCTGTTCGAAGCTCATCGCCTGCCCGCCGATGGTCACCGTCGCCGTGTTGATCGTCGCGCCGGATTTGTTCGCCAGCTCCGCGTCCGCCACGGTCTTCGCGCTCCCGGCCACCGTGATGGTCCCGCTGCCGCTCTGCCCGGTCTTTGTCGCCGCGCTCACCGCGCTGTTCTCCATCCAGTAGGGGATCGCGTGCGCCCGGAAAACGATCGTGTATTCGCTCAGCCGCTTCCACAGGTCGCCCTCGCCCGGCGTCACCACTTCATCCACCCACAGCCGCCGGTTCGCCTTGTAGTTCACCCGCAGCCAGGCCCCGCCGTTCTCCGCCGCCGCGGCCCAGGCGTTGATCGCCTCCAGCACTTCGGCCCGCTCCGCGATGTCGCCCCGCCGCGCGCTGATGTTCATGCTGAAGCGCACCTGGATCTCCATGCTGTCCCGGTGCTTTCCGGTGATCCGCGTGCCGTCCCCGGCGCCGGTCCCGGCCGCCGTCACCGCTTCCTTGCCGGCGCCGCCGTCGATGCCCTTGATGATGATCCGCGGGTCGATCTCGTCCAGCTGCACCCCGCCCAGGCTCACCCTGTGCGCCAGGATCATCCGCCTCACCTCGTTCCTTTCTCGTTTACATGATCAGGTCCCGGGCGATCGCCCGGCTCACATACGGCGCCACCAGTTCGCCCACGGCCCGGCCGTCCAGGTTCACCCGGATCCCGCTCACGCCGGCGGCCGTGCCGGCCTGCGCCGCCCGCTGCATCTGTGCCGGCAGGTTCCGGAATCCGGCCAGGTCCTCGCTTGTCACGCCGTTCTGCTGGTTCGCTCCGGCGTTCAGCCACCATTCCGCCGGCAGGTCCCGCCACTTGTCGTCGTTCAGGTCCTCGCCGTTTTTGTCCAGTTCCGTCATCAGCCGGTCCATCATGTCGTTCAGCCGGTTAAAGACCGCCTCGTTTTCCCCGAAGGAATTTTCGAAGTTGGTCCACGCCCGGTCGAAACCTTCGTCGCTGCCGTTTCCGCTGGCGTACAGTTTCCACGCGTCCCAGAAGGCTTCCGCCGCGCTCATCTGCTCGACGGTCGCGTCCAGCTTCCGCGCCCCGGCCCGGGGAATCGTGACGCCCTCCGGCCCTTCGTAGATCTCCTCGTCCTTCTTTGTCGTGCCCTCCGGCACGGCCAGCCCGCTGGTGTCCCCGCCGGTGTAGGTTGCCCGGTTCCACAGCGTCCGCAGCAGGCCCTGGTTCGTGATCCCGGCCTCTTTGTTCATCTCGTCCACCGCCTGGCCGCCGATCTTTTCGCCAACCTCGTCCAGCTTCTGGTCGTATTCGCTCTTTTCCCAGGTCTTCGGGTCGAACAGCTTCTGCACCATCGGCGCCACCATCACCAGGCCGACCGCCAGGTATCCGGCCCCGGCCAGCAGGCTGCCAAGCCCGCCGCCGCCCGCCACGGCGCCGCCGCCGCCGCCCAGCAGCCCGGTCAGCGTCCCGGCCCCGCCGGTAACGATCTTGAAATTCGCCGCCAGCTGCGCGATCGTGCTTACCAGCGCCAGGCCCTTCCCGGCCACCCAGAAGCCCGCCAGCACCTCAAACCCGTGGATCACCTTGTCGATGTTTTCGTCCTTGCTCAGCCATTCCAGCGCCGTCGCCAGGTCGCTCATCGCCTTCCCGATCAGCTTGACGATCCCGTTATCGCTCTCCTGCAGCTTCTTCCCGGCCTCGTCCAGCTTCCCGGCCGCGTTCTCCAGCGCTTCCTTGATCCGCGTGAAGAAGGCGTCGATGTCCTCCTCCAGCTTCGCCAGGTCCGCGTCGTCCCCGGTCTCCACGAATTTGATCAGGTCCTCCAGGATCGTCTGCGCGTTCCCGGTCAGGTCCAGCCCCAGCTTCGCCAGGTGCTCCGCCATGAAGCTGTCGATGAAGGCCTGCCACGTGGTCTTGATCAGGTCCACCTTTTCCGCCAGCGTGCTCATGTCCTGGATCTGCTCCTCGGTCATGCCGATCCCGCCGTTGTTCACGTCAAACTTGCTCAGGTTTTCGCTGATCGTGCCCCAGTCGTTCAGCAGGTCCAGGATCTTTGTGGCCCGCCTCTCGCCGAACACCTCGCCCGCTGCGGCCAGCTTCTGCTCATAGTCCATCCGGGCCATGGCGTCCATCACGGCCATCGCGTACTGCCACTTGTCCGTATAGTTTTCGCCGCTCACGCCCGTGGCCGCCGCGATCTTCTTCTGGTCGCCCATGTTGATCCGGGTCACCGCATTGTTCAGGTCCTCGAAGCTGTTGTGGGCGCCCTCCACCGCGTGCGTCCATTTCTGGATCGTCGCCGCGTCCGTGTTCCAGAAGCCCGCCAGGTCCACCCAGCTGTTCGCCCGTCCGGCCAGCTCCACCATCTCTTCCCATACTTCGGTGATCGCCGTCCGCACCGTGCTCACCATCCCGGTGAAGATGCTCTCGATCGCGCCGCTGATGCTGTTCCCCGCTTCCGCGATCTTCCCGAAGCTGTCCGCCAGGCTTTTCGCTGCCACGGTCGCCATCGCCGCGTCGTTCCCGGTCTTCTGCATCCCCTGGCCCAGTCCGTCCAGGTCGTTCTTCATCCCGGCCAGCGTGGCCCGCGCGTTGTTCAGCTTCTGCTCCCAGCTCTGCACCACGTCGGCGTTGTCGCCGTATTCCTGCTTCGCCTCGTCCAGGGCCGCCTTCAGGGTCTTTACGACCTTTTCCTGCTCGGCGATCTGCTGCCGCAGGCTCTTCGCCCGGGTCTCGGCCTTCTGCTGCTCCGTGGCGTTTTTTCCCAGCTCCGCGGTCTCCGCCTTCAGTTCGGTCTTCAGCGTCCGCAGGTTCCGCTGCGCCTCTTTTATGGCCCGGTTGTATTCGTTTTCTCCGTCCAGCCGGATCCGCTGCTTGATCTCTTTCGTCGCCACGTTCTCACCTCACCCCATCATTCCGCGTATTCCCTTGCCCCAGTTCACCCGCATGTCATAGTCCATGCGGATCTTGTACATGTCCATGATCCATCCCGGCGTCATCCGCCGGGCTTCCTTCACGCCGATCCCGGCGATCAGCGCGTACCCGTAAAACTCCCGGGCGCGCGTTGCCCGCCGGTTCACCCGTTTTTTTCGTCATATTCCTCGGCCAGGGCGTCCTGCGGCTCGTCGTCCGCCTCCCCGCCGTCTGTTTCGCTCTTCATGCCAATATCCACGGCCGCCTGGATCGCCGCGCTGATCTCCGCGATCTTCGCCAGGCCCGTGTGCTTCCCGATCACGTCCTCCGTCACGTCCGTGGGCATCCCGTCGTAGTCCCGCTGGCAGTTCGCGCAGATCTTGAACAGCTTCCGCACCGCCTTGGTCATTCCGGCGCCCGTCAGCGCCTTAAAGGCTTCCCGCACGCCGCCGTATTCCGCCTCGATCTCCTCCAGCGCGCCCAGGTCGAACCGCAGCCGGTACAGCTTCCCGTTGATCCGCACCTCGGGCTTCCCGCCGGTTTTCCCGGCCATCTTTTCCATGATTTCGCTCATTTTCCTGTCCTCCGTTTTTTCATGTCTCACCGGCGCCCGGCTGCTTTTGCCCGCAGCGCTGCGTCCGGATCTGTCTGCCGGCACCGCCGGCTATGAAAAAAAAGGGGGCCGGAAGCCGAAGCTCCGACCCCCTTTCCGCGCTTTAGCCGCTGATCCCCGCGTGGCCCTTCAGCCAGGTCACCGCTGCGGTCTCTGTCATGCCGCTCTTGTGCGCGTAGAAGCACACCGCGCCGTCCGCCGCCAGCTGCACGCCCACGCCGTCGCCGTTGATCGTGTCGTGCTGCCAGGCCGTCCGGTCCCGCCGGGTCTCCGCGCTCACGCCCTGGTGGGTAAACTGGATTTTGTAGATCCAGTAGCCTTCCCAGGTGACCACGCCCTTGAACCGGTTCGCCATCAGGCAGCCGGCACCCACAAAGGGCGGGTCGGATTCGGTCAGCTGCATCTCGCCGCTGGATCCCGCCACCATGCCCAGCACGTCTTCCTTGATGTCGTCGTTGTTGTTCACCAGCTCCATCACCATGTGCACCGCCGTCGGGATCTTCTCGCTGTCAATCAGGTGGCCGTCCGCGTATTCCTTCTCGTCGGTCCGGTCGTCGGTGATGTCCGCCTTCGCCAGGTAGTCGTCCAGCATCGTGCCGCCGGTGTAGACGATCGCCGCGCCGTCGCCGCCGCTGGAATACTTGGCGTAGGTGAATTTCTTGCAGGTCGTTTTCGCCATGTTTCCGTTCCTCCTTACCGGCTGCGCCGGCTTATTTTTTTTACAGTTCCGCGATCAGGCGGTCGCTTTCGGCCTGCATGGCCTCATAGACGAGCGCCTCCGCTTTCTCCTCGTCCCCGGTGATGAATTTGTCCCCGGTTTTGTTCGGTTTCTTCCGTTTCGTGGGGTTCTTCCCTTTGCCGTAGTTGATCACGTAGGCCTTCGTGGCGTTCCGCACGCCCTTCCGGTCGTCCCCCTGCGGGTAGACGTCCGTGCTGGCGGCGTTCAGGAATTCGCGGATCCCGTTGTTCCCGATGCTTTCCAGCATGTCGCTGTTCCGGATGTGCATCCGCAGCCGCACGTTTTCGGCCATCCGCTTTTCCGCGGCGCCGGCCCCGGCCTCCACGATCTTCCGGATCATCGGCCGGCCCAGGCCGTTCAGCTGCTGCTCCACCAGCTCCACCCCGTTCACCGTGAACCGCGCCATTTACTCGTCCTCCTCCGGATCCTCCTGTGTCACCGGCGCATCGTCCGGTTCATCCGCTTCCTCGTCTCCGGAGCTGTCCGCCGGCACTGCCAGAGGGCCGTCGATGCTCACCGTCCAGTGCCACATGACCTTATCGAGGTCATACAGGTAGGCCCGGTTCACGAACCGCCACCCGGCCACGATCTCCGGGCAGAATTCCTTCAGCACCCGCTGCACGCTGCGCTTCGGCCAGCTGCCCCGGTCGCTCACGCAGATCCAGATATCCGCGGTCAGCGCCTGGTCGATCATCGTCCCGTCGGCCCAGTCCGCGTCGTCCTCGCCCGTCAGCTCCACCGCGCCCCAGTCGTCCGGCCGGTTCGTGTCCAGCACGTCCCGGTCGAAGGTGATCCCGTCCACGCCGTCGTTCAGCGCGTCGATCAGGTCGTCGATCCGGTCCCGCTCGATTGCTTCGGTCATGGCTTATACACCCCCGCCCGTTACTGTCCGGCACTTCAGCCGCAGGTAGTCCTGCATATACCCCAGGTGGTTCACTTCCAGGATCCCGTAGGTCGTGCTGTGATGCTTCACCCGCCAGGTCGTGTCGATGTCGCTCCGGTACCGGATTGTGAAGGTCACGATGTCCTCGGCGTTCACCGCGTGCGCCTGGAAGAATTCCCGCCCGCTCACGTCGCTTTTCGCCGCGTATACGGTCGCCTGTTTCACAAAGGTGGTATTCCGCCGGTTGTGCTCGCCCGTCGTGGTCACCGGCTTCAGCAGGTCCACCGGGTGCCGCAGGTCTCCGGCCTTGATTGCCATCCGCCCGTCACCTCCCGGAGTCTTCCGGCTTCCGCAGCGCGTGTACGCTGGTCACGATGTACACAGGCACCGCTGCGGCCGCGTCCGCGTTGCCTCTGTTGTCATACATCCACGCCGCCAGGTTGCACGCCCAGAAGAGCCACAGGGGATCCTGCGGCTCTTCCTTTACGCCGGCTGCCTTGTACCATTCCACGGCCGCCTTATAGCACATCTCCAGCACGTCGTCCGGCGTGTCCGGATCCGCTCCGGCAAACCGGCGAACCTTTGCCATGATGTCGTTGGCCATGGTCTTCACTCCTTACTTTTTTGCGGTCCCTGCCGGTTTTTTCGCGGCCGTCTTCTTCGGCGCTGCCGCTTTCGCGGCTTCCGGCTTCTCAGCCTTGCCGGCCTTCAGCTCGTCCACGTCCTTCCGCAGCTGCGCGACCTCGGCCGCCAGCTTGTCCATCAGTTCCCGCTGGTCTCTGATTCTCATCGTCCTGTCCTCCGTTCGCCTTATTCAGGCAGCGCGGCGGCGCCCCAGGCGCCCTGGGCGCTGACGGTCAGCACCTTGCCGCTGTCGCTGGATGTCACCGCGGGCAGCTGGCTGGGAATCGCAGCAGCGGCCCACTGGCCGTCCACCACCATCAGCACCTTGCCGTTGTCGCTGGCGGATACTTCCGGCAGCTCCGTCACGCTCACGCCGACGAGTTTCGCGGCGATGTCTTCCATCGCTTTGGTCATCTTGCCCATGTGTCCGTCCTCCTTTTTTTGTCAGTAGGAGGCGGCCCCTTCAGGGAGCCGCCTCCGGATTCAGTTCACGCTGTGATCAGCTCAGCGCCAGCTTCCGGGCCACGATGGCCGCGGTGTCGAACTTGCTCACACCCAGGCGCACGATGCCGCGCACTTCGGTGCTGTCCTTCGCCCAGGCGTCGCCGCCGATGTCGGTGCTCGCCACTTCGAAGCCGTCCTTCCGGAACAGCGTCGCGAATTCCTTTCCGTCGCCGATGTAGAACGGCGCGTAGGTGTTCGTGCTCAGGTTGGGCAGCTGGGCGTCGGAGACCTTCACGACGGGCCGGCCGAACAGGCGCAGCAGGGTCGCGTTGGTGGGATCCGGCTGCATGAGGCCGCGGCCGGTGTCATCGGTCAGCTGGTCCAGGGCGTCGAAGCCGGTCTGGTTGGTGATGATCACGGCGCTGGCGCTGATCGCGGGATCCAGGGTCTTGTTCAGGATCGTCTTGATCGCGCCGTCGGGGGTGATCGTGCCGCTGGTCAGCGCGGTGCTGGGCGTGCCCAGGGCGGTGATCAGCAGGCTGTTTTCGGTGAGCACCAGCTTCTTTGCGAACCAGCGGCCCAGGTAGGCCATCAGGTTGGCGGCTTCGTCGTTCATCAGCTCGTTGCTGACCGGGATCCTGAGGCCGTACTTGGTCAGGCTGTAGGTCACCTTCGCGAACAGGGGCTGGTCGCTGTTGTTGGCCACCGTGCCCATCTCGTCGATGCTGGGCATCGCGCTGCTGGGCGCGGTGTCGATCACGCGCCAGCCGGTGGGAGCGCTTACGGTCTCCTCGCCGAACAGCGGGGCCAGGGGGTTCAGCTCGCGGCGCACTTCGCGGATGGTGTTGTCGATGTCGATCGGCACCAGGAAGCCGCCGTCCTCGCCGGCAGGATCGCCGCCGCCTTCGGTCATGGCGTCGTACAGGATCTTGCAGTGCTCATCGCTGCGGCCCTTGCGGGGGCTGATGCCGTTGCGGATCGCGTAGCAGAAGGCCCTGGCGTACTCGTTGGAGGCGCGCATTTCCTTCCGGCTCTTCGGCTCCGCGGGGACCTTGGCCACGGGGGCCAGTCCGGCCTGCTTGTCGTCCTTCAGGGCGTTGTAGCTGGCCTGCAGCGCGCTCATGCGCTTCTGCATGTCGGCGATGGAGGCCTGCTGGGCCTCGATGTCGGCCATGGGGGCCGTGGCGGCGTCCGCCGCCAGCTTCCGGTTGGCAGCCTGGATCTGGCCGCCCAGGGTGGTGATCTGGTTCATGATCTCCTGCAGATTCATTTGTTTTTTCCTCCTCGTTTTTTTGTCGTCTGCATTTGTGGGTAAATAAAAAAGCGACAACGTTGTCGCTTTCGGGTTACCGCATCGCGGCGTCCATCGCCTCCGCTGCGATCCTCGCGCGGTCCGCGATCTCCGTCCGCCTCCGGTTTTCCTCTTCCCGGTCCGCCTCTCCGGTGTCCGGGATCCGGGCCGTGATCTCCTGCACGCCGTGGGCCTTCATGCTCATCCGCGTGGGCCTCGACGCGCTCGCGGCGATCGTCTCGCCCTTCAGCGGGTCCGCGCCGATCATGGCGTCCGCGAAGCCTTCCTCGATGCAGGTCACGGCGCTCATCCACGTCTCGTTCTCCAGCATCTTCTTCAGCTCTTCCCGGTCCTTCCCGGTCCGCAGCTGGTAGGTGCTGACAAGGCCCTCGGCGATCACGTCCAGGGTTTTCGCGGCCTTCCGCAGTTCCTTCGCGTCGCCCATGGCGATGGTCCACGGATTGTGGATCATCATGTAGGCCACCGGGTGCATCAGGATCTCGTCGCCCGCCATCGCGATGATGCTGGCCGCGCTGGCCGCGATCCCGGTGATGATCACCTTCACCCGGCCCTCGCCGTTCATGCTGTGCTCCCGCAGCGCGCTGTAGATCTCCGCGCCGGCCAGCACGTCGCCGCCCGGGCTGTTGATGTGCACCGTCACGTTCGCCAGGCCCTTGAGCGCCGCCCGGAATTCCTTCGCGACGCATGCGCCGTCCGGCGTAAACCAGCCCTGCTCGGCCACGATCTCGCCGTCGATGTCCAGCACGCCGTCGCCCGGCGTTTCGGCGTCCTTCTTCAGGTTCCAGAATGTCATTCAGACGTTTCCTCCTTTCCCTCAGAATCGGCCTGTCCGCCCAGCAGCAGCTCGGGATGTTCCACCGCGATCCGCAGCGGGATCAGGTCCCTGCTGCTCATCAGCAGGTCGCCCACAGGATCCGGCGGCAGCCCAAGCTCGGCCCGCACCTCGTTGGGCTTGCGCCAGCCGCCGCGGATGGCCATCTGGTTCCGCTCGGCGGTGGTCTTCACGTCCGTCCGGGTGAGGCTCGTCACGTCGAACCGGAACCGGTACCCCTCGGCATACATTTCCGGGGTCAGCACCTTCCGGTTGAATTCTTCCTCCCACTGTTCCACCTTCGGCCCGATGGTCAGCGTCAGGTATTCCAGGGTCTGCTGCTCATTGTTGCCGGGGCTGCTGTCCGTGTAGTCGCCCAGCATGTGCGGCGGCAGATTGTAGACTGTCGCCACCCGGTTCCGCGTGATCCGCTCCACGTTCATCACCTGGGCGTCCACGCTGCTGTTGGCGAAGTTGGTGGCGGTCATCCCGCCTTCCAGGATCACCACGCTCCGGCCGCTCTTTTCGTAGGTTTCCAGGAAGCGGTTCACGGCCTCGTCCTTCTGCGCCTGGCTCAGGCCCACGTTCGGCACCGTCAGCATGATCCCGTGGTTCACGCCGTCCAGCTGGTCCAGGCTCATCTCTTTCACCTGGGTGTCGTAGTCCAGGCTCTTCCGCAGCACGTCGATCGGCCGGATCCCCTTGATCCCGTTCGCGCTGATGTGCTTGATCGCCAGGATCAGGAAGCCCGGCGCGTAGGCGATCTCCCCGTCGTCCATCTGCACCGCGTACCAGATGTTCCCGTCCTCGTCCTTCTTCGGCGTCACCTTCAGCGGGTTCAGGATGTCCAGCCGCAGCAGCTGCCCCTGTGTGTTCAGCACCTGCAGCGCGTAGGCCGTGCCCTCCGTGTTCAGGAAGACCTCCATCGTCTGCTTCCAGCTGAAGGCGCTGAAGTTCGGGTGCGGCTCCAGGCTTACCAGACGCTCCAGCGGGTGGTTCTCCTGGATCTCGTATCCCTTGTACAAGTGCATCGGCATGGATGCCATCGTGTTCGCGATCCGGCTCACCGCGGCGTAGATCGCCTCGTTTCCGGTGATCGTCGCGTCCGCCCGCGGCCGGTTGATGATCCGCAGGTCCCGGCTCCGTACCGTCCGGGGCTTGTCCCGCGCCTGCGCCTTTTCTTTCCGCTGGAATGGCAGCCTCATGTTCTCACCTCTGTCTCTATTCGCATGGTTCCGTTTCCTCCGTCGGCGGGATGTACCGCCGCGGCAGGCTCTGCGCCAGCTCCCGGTGGCACTGTTCGCACGCCCAGCCGAAGAAGTCGCCGATCACCAGGATCCGCAGCCTCCGTCCGTGCCCGCCGCACAGCTGGCACGTCCCGAACTTTTCACTCAAAGCTGTCGAATTCATCGTCGATTTCCACCGCCGCCGCCTGGCGTTTCGCCGGTGTCAGCTTCAGCTCGCCCAGGTGCTTCCGCTGCTGTTCGCAGTAGGCCCGCAGCTGGCTGGGGCTTTTGTTCTCCTGCCAGTATTTCTGGCGCCCGTTGTAGCGCTCCTGGCCCAGGCCGCGCGCCGCGATGTCGTCCATCAGCATCTGCTTGATCTGCTCCGCGTAGGCGATGTCCGCCACCAGCATCTGGTCCGGATCCGTGATCCCTTCCGCCCGCTTTTCGCACGCGTCACACAAGCGGTCGTACATGTGCCGCGCCCGCTTGTCCGTGATCCGCAGGAAATGTTCCTTCCGCAGCGTATCGTTCATCCTGTCCTGTCCTCCTGTCCCTTATACCTTTATCACCCTGCACCCGTGGCTTCCGATCTTTTCCAGCGTCTTCCGCTTCTTTTTGTTCCACTTCTCCGGGTGCTCGCTGTTGTGGCAGCTGTCGCACAGGCTCACCAGGTTCTCCAGCACCAGCGCCAGGTCCGGCCGTTCGCTGCGCGGGATCACGTGGTGCACCATGGTCGCCCGGTTCGGCGCTCCGCCGAATCCGGCCTGCATCCTGTCCATGCAGTTCCTGCACATCCCGTGGTCCCGCTGCAGCGCAGCCTTCCGCAGCCGTTTCCATTCTGCGGAATGTAAAAACGGATCGCTTTCCTTGTAGTCCGCCATCCGCTCCCTCCTTCGGTAAAACCGGCAGCGGGGACAGGTCCGCAGCCGGTGCAAAAGGAAAAGGCGGCCGGAGTTGTCTCCGTCCGCCCGTCTTTGGCAGTTTAGATTAAATCACGGCCCCGGCGCTCCTGCAAGGGTCACACACGCACCACACACGCGCCCCGCGCGTTCCCGCGTGTTCCTCCCGCGTTCCCCGGCGTTCCATTCTTCCTATATATCCGTACCGTCAAAATCTGCCGTTATCCGCCTGCAGCCGCATGGCTGCCATGACCTGCTGGATTATATCCTCGTTCCTTCCGTAAACTGAAAGCACGTTTTCCGCCATGTGGCCCGCTATATCCCGGATTATAGCTTCTTCGGCGACCTTCCGCGCGTTCTCCACCATTTCCCTGGCTTTCCGGTCCAGGATCTCAATGGACACCGGCTCCTGCAGGATCTCCCGGATCTTCCCGTACAGCCGGTCCAGGATCTCGTTTTTAATCGCCTTTTCGATCTCCGTGTCTTTCCTGTGGCCGCAGTAGTCGAAGCCCACCCGGTTCATCTGCTCCCATACTTCCGCAGCCTTCTTCTTCAGCTCCTCTTCCGGTATGGTTCCCGCGAACAGCCTGGCCATCTCCGTGCCGAATACTTTGTTAATTTCCGCGTTGATTTCCATGTTATCTCCTCCTTCTTCCTAATTCCACCACCCGGACCGCCGGCACGGTGAATTCCGCCCCCGCCGGCTGCTTTTGCATCCGGATACAGTGCGCGTCCAGGAAGGCCATGAAGCCGTCGATCTTCCGGAACTTGTTCCGCTTCATCGGCATCCAGTTTTCCTTATCCAGGTGCCGCCGCTCCCCGCTGATCCGCACGTTGTCGGTATACCACGCCAGCATCGGGTCGCTGTTGCTCACCACCTGCCCGGCCAGCAGCAGCTCCTTGATGTCCTTCATCGGGTCGTTCAGCGTGATCGGCCCCTGGCGCACCACCTGGCAGTCGAAGGCCGGATAGTCCGCCCCGCCGGTCTTCAGCATCTGCACCAGCCGCGTGGCGTTCGCCGGGTCGTAGCCGATCGTGACGATCTCATATTTTTTGCTTTGTTCCACGAACCAGGCGTGCACGTCCTCCTGCTGCACGTATTCGCCCGGGACGATCGTAATATACCCGCGCATCTGCAGCCCGTACCAGTCCAGCTTTTCCCGGTCGATGTCCACCTTCCGCTGCGGGATCCAGCTGTGCAGCAGCACAAAGATCCGCCCGTCGTCCAGCGGGAATTCCAGGGCCGCCGCCGTGAAGTCCTCCCGGTTGGAAAGGTCGAAGCCCCCGTAGCACCGCCGGCCCAGCAGGCTTTCCTCCTCCACTTTGTCCCGGTTGCGCTTGAGCACTTCCGGCTGCACGAAGGCCATGTCGTCCGCGTTCACCATGATGTTCAGCTGCTTGCAGATGAAGTCCGCCCGCTCGCTGGGGATCGTCTTCGCCCGTTCCCACTGCTTCTTCAGCTCCTCGATCTTCAGCGTCTTCCCCAGGCCGGGGTTCGCCTTGATCCAGTTGCCGCTGTCCTCGATGTCGTCCTCCGGATCCAGCTCCGCGATGAAGCAGAACATCCGATCGCCCACCTCCGGCGCCAGCTTCCCGTCCATCGCGTCCGTGAACAGGTCATAATAGTACGCCAGCGGCCCGTCGATCACCGTCCCCATCGTCGTGATGTAGATCACCAGCGGCTGCGTCCGCTTCACGGTCTTCCGCTTGAAGATGTTGATCAGCTTAAAGTCCCTGTATTCGTGGATCTCGTCGAAGATCGCCCCGTGCGGATTCAGTCCGTCCAGGCGCTTGCTGTCGCTGCTCCTGGGCCGGATCGTCGCGTTCATCCGGTCGTAGTATACGCCGTCCCGCAGCAGGCGGAACCGCGGCGCCAGGTACGGGCTGGCCTTGATCTGCCCGTGGCACTCGTTGAACACGATTTTCGCCTGTTCCTTGCTGTTCGCCAGCAGGTAGATGTCCGCGCCGCGCTCAAAGTCCTTGCACGCCATGAAGGTGCTGTTCCCGGCCATCAGCGTGCTCTTGCCGTTGCCGGTCCCCACCACGATCAGCGCCTCCCGGTACTTCCGCAGCCCGGTCTGCCGGTCCACCCAGCCGAACATATTCGCCTCGATGAAGCACTGCCAGCCCATCAGCTCCATCCGGTCGTAGTCGCCCTTCGTGGGTACCAGGAATTTTTCCATGAAGTCCACCGGCCGCCCGGCCAGGCGCTCGTCGAACACCCACGGATAGTCCGGATCCGTCCGGCTCTTTTCCAGGTCCTCCAGGAACCGTTCGCAGGCCCGCCGCACCTTCCGGCCCATCGGGATCCGGCCGGTCGTCACGTCCTGCGCGTACTGCATGCACCGGGCCACCGCCGTGCTCTCCGGGTTTTCTCTTTCTGGACGCAGCGGCGCCGGGGACGCCTTCCGCGTCTCCGGCTTTTCCGTTTCCCGTCCGGGCCGGGCCAGGGTCCGGGGCCTTCCCGGCCCTCTTCCCCTGCGCTTTTCCGCTGCCGCTTCCATCAGAATTCGACCTCTTCCCCGCGCTTCCACAGTTCGTTCGGATCCGTGCCTTCCGGTTCCGGTTTATTCCGCCGGAACTGTGTGCAGAAACTGTTCTCATGATACCGCGGGCAGGTCTTCCGCTCCGCGCATACGCAGCAGTCCGGCCCCTGCTCTTCCTCTTCCCGGTAATTCCTGCCGATCCTCCTCATGCTCCGCTCTCTCCTTTCTCTTTGATATACCATCCGGGCAGCACCGCGGCCACCCGTTCCGGCCCAAGCATCTCCAGCAGCTTTTCCCCGCTGCGCTTGGTCTTCCGGACGTAGCCGGCCGTGTACTTTTCCTTCCGGGCGATCTCCGTCGTGTCCCAGCCCTTCACGTAGTAGTCGTACAGCACTTTTCCCTCCGTGTCCGGCACCATCTCCACCAGGCTCACCGCGGCCACTTTTTCCGCGTTCTCCGCCTCGCGCCTGGCCTCCATCTCCCGCTCCAGCTGGTCGATGTCCGCCAGGATCCTGCCGATCTTGTCCCGGTCGCCGGTGGGCCGGCTTCCGCCGTTGGGATCCCCCAGCGGCGCGTTCATCCCGTCCAGCAGCTCCCGCCGCTGGTCGATCCGCTGCTGGATCCGTTCGATGTCGCTGCGCGCGGCCCTGCACCGCGTCATGATGGTCATCGCGTTCATTCTCCGGCCCCCTTTACTTCCACTGGTCCGGCAGTTCCTCGCCGCCGACCTCTGTCATCCGTTCCTGTTTCGCTTCCGCCTTCGGTCCGTTCAGTTCCCCCGCCGGGATCCACAGCAGCCGGATCGGCTTCCCGTCAATCCACTTCAGCTTCGTGGTCCGCTCGTCGCTCCCGGCCTGCATCCGCAGGATCCCGTCCGTCTTCAGGTGCTTGCACAGCGCCTTCAGGCTCACCGGGAATTCCTGCCCCTGCTCCCGGCACAGCTTCTGCACCGCCCCGAAGGAAACGCTCGGCAGCAGGTAGTAGTATTCCCCGTCCATGTAGCCGATCAGCCGCTCGTTCGGCGGCGGATCCTTCGCGTCCGGCACGCTCAGGTCCTTCAGCGCCACCTGTTTGCTGTTCAGCAGCTCCGCCAGTCCGTCCAGGAAGATCCGGGTCGGCTTTTCGCTCTCCATGTCCTTGGTCTGCTTCCGGCTGGCGTCCAGCAGCCTCCCCCTCGCGTGGGCCAGCATCTTCGCCGCCGTCTCCGTGTCGAATACCCCGATGTCCCGCATGTAGTTCAGCATCATCTGGTACCCGATCAGGATGCAGGCCACCGTCTCCGGCGCCCGGTCGTGGCTCCCGCGGCTGTCCTGGTGGATGTCCTCCCGGAAGCGAAGGAACAGCTCATGCAGCCTCTCCGGCATCCCGTCCGTCTGTTTCGCCAGCCACTGGATGTAGCCGCGCATCGCCCGCTGCAGCCAGCCCTTCCGCGCCAGCTCCTGCAGCTCCGTCAGGATCTTGCCCACCGGAATGTCCTCCTTGTCGATGTCCAGGATGAAATACCGCGCCAGGCCGCTGGCGCCGATCGCCGGCAGGTCCTCCCCCGTGATGATCGCCACGCTCCGGGGCGGCGTGTTCGCCTTGATGCTGCTGTCCGCGTTCAGCCGGCCCCGGTCCACGCCGTCGCCGAAGGCCCGGCTCAGCGTCTGCGCCGTCGCGGCCATCTGCCGCTTCTCCTGCACGCTCGTCACCGGGTGGTAGTCGTCCACCAGGATCGGCATGTCCTTCACCAGGAAGGCCTTCTTCCGGATCTGGTTCCCCGTGTCGCTGAAGCTCGCCGGCGGGTTTTTCGCGTGGAAGTTGCCGTAGTGGCTCATGGCCAGGGCCGCGGCCGTCGTCTTGTGCGTGCCGCTCTCGCCGTAGAGGAACAGCGCGAAGGCCGGCACCACGTCCGTCTGGCTCATCCACTCCCGCAGCGGGGCCAGGTACACCGTCCCCAGCAGCGCGATCCCGATGTCTTCCTTCATCACGTCCTGGATCCGCAGGCTCGCCTTCGCCGCTTCCGCCCAGGGGATCTCGTCGAAGCCGGGCACCCCGCCGCCGTCCAGCCGGTAGTTCTTCAGCGCGTCGCCCATGTCCACCGTGATCCCGTCCATCCCCACGGCCCCGCCGTGGTACAGGTAGCACCACTTCCCGCCGATCTTCCGCCAGCCGGTGTGGTTGTATTCCGTCACCCGCTTCGCCGTCATCTGGCCCACCTTTTTGATGGCCCAGGCCACCTTCCCTTTGGTGGTGGATCCGGGGCTGAGGCTCGCGTCGAAGCCCCACTTTTCCGTCACCCAGTTCATGCCTTCCATCTGCGCCGCCGGGATCACCACCCGGCCCAGCTTCCGGCCCTTGCAGTTCCACCCGTCCAGCACAAAGTGCTTGCTCACGTTCACGCCGTCGTCCTTTTCCAGCTCCATCCTGGGCAGCACCACGAAATCGCACAGCGGCTTGATCTCGTTCCCGGTCTGCTGGGCGATGCACCCGCCGGTCACCCCGTAGCCCTTCACGGCCCCATACAGCCGTTCGCACTGCTCCATCGGGGTCAGCCAGAAGGGCACCGCCTCCGGGTCGAAGTCCCGCGTGGCGGCCACCTGCCGGGCCAGCGCGTCCATCGCGTCCACGTCGCCCATCAGCTGCACCATGTCGCTGATGTCGCCCTTTTCCGGCAGCTCCGGGCACGCCTCCCGGATGTCCACCAGGCGCACCCGTTTCGCGATCCCCTGCAGCTTCAGCGCCACGTCGTAGGCGTGGTTCTGGCCCGTGTAGTCGTTGCCCTTCCCGTCGTTGTCCGGCAGGATGATCACGTCCGCCCCGGCCAGGCGCTCGCTGTAGCCCTCGCGCCACTTCCCGGCGCCGCCCGGGTTGCATGTCGCAACGTGGCCAAGGCGCTCCAGCGTCTCCACGTCCTTTTCGCCCTCTACCACGAAAACGGGCTTTCCGTCCGCGATCGCCCGGATCACCTGCGGCAGCCGGTACAGCGTCACGTCCCGGATCTCCGCCGGCACGCTGTTCACGTAGCCCTGCCGGTTGGCCTTCGGATCCCCCGGCGCGTACATCCGCTGCCGGAAGGTCTTCCCGCTCTTCCCGTCCTTGTAGTGCAGCCGCACCACCTGGAAAAGCTCCCGGCCGTCCTCGTCGGTGTAGCTGTACACCCGGTCCGGGTGCTCCCAGTCCGGCACCAGCGCGCCGGCATCGCCGGCCTTTTCTCCTGCCGGTACCGTGTGCACCGTCATTCCGGGCACCGTTTCCGAAGATTCCGGCGGAACCGCGGGAACCGTCCCCGCCGTTCCCTTCCCCTTCTTCCCGGAAGATCTGCCTCCCGCCGCTGGCCGGTCCGGGTCCGGGTTCACGATCAGGTCCTTCGCGCTGATCCCCAGCGCGGCCATAATATCGCTGCCCGTGCAGCCGGCGTGGCAGCACAGGTATATTTTCTCTTTTCCGTCCTTCGGGCTTGCTTTCGCGCAGGCCGTCAGGCTGGCCGTCCGGTCCTGGTGGGCCGGGCATTTCGCCGTATATTCTCCGCTCGCGTTCGGACCGCTCACGCCCTGCAGCATGTTCAGCAGCTGGTGCAATTCCATCGGCGGTCCTCCTCTCTTTTTCCTGTCCTCGCCCGCCCTCGCGGGCATCTCTAAACTTTTAACTGTCCGCCGGCACCGCCGGCCCCGGATCGCCTGTCCCGCAGCGCCTTAATCCGGGCCGTCACTTTTCTCTCCCGATCCGGATCCCGTCCTCCTCGATCCGGATCTCCCGCCTGAATCCCTGCCAGGTCTTCCGGACGATCATCAGGATCGCCCGGCCGTTCCCGGCCCTCACCGCTGCGGCGCGGCTCCGGGTCATCATGCAGCCCCCGCCGTCCCGGTAGCAGTTCCGCTTTCCGCAGGCCCGGTTCTTTTCCG